AGCGTTCACTAGGTTAGGGAATGACTCTTCCCATTTTAAGTTACCTGCTGCATCACGGCATTCAACGTGGTATACACCTTCAATACCAACCGTTTCGTTATCGGCAACATTTGCAGCCATTGTGGCTACAGCGCTATCGCCAAAACCCTGTAATTCTTTAATCATAATAAACTCCTAAGAAATTCTTAAAATGGCAGATGTTGAATTTGCCGTTGGAAATGTAATTGTAAAGCTGCTGGTTGCTGTTTTATCAGAGCCAAAATTCAATACAAAACAAGCCGCATTTGTTGTGCTATTGTAAACTAAAGCACCCCTACAAGTAAAACTTGCAGGACTCCAAGTAACATTGCCAAAAGTAACATAAGCAGTATTTGTCGTATTGTCATAAGCCACACTAGGAGTCAGTATTTTACCACCAGCAGTATACCCAGTCCCAGTGACTTCATTCACTGTAGTATATGCGGCAGTTGTTGAGTTTAATGTTGCATTAGCATTATACAGGGCAATCTTATAAACATAAGGCGTACCAGTATTAAAGTTTTCAACACCGCTTAATACATTGTTCTTAAAAATAGTTGTTGCTGTTTGGGTAATGGGCATTATGTTTTAACCTTTAATTTGGTTTGACCATCACGATAAGCATCACCACGTTCAAGACCATCGCATAGGCGTTTCAATTGACCAAGCGCTTCTTGGAATTTATTCTCAATATCAGTAATCATATCTTGCTCTTGTTTTTGGAAGAGCGCTGCTTCACGCAATGCACCATAAAACAATACAGGATCAAAGTTAATGCCTAGCCATGATGTTCCTGCTGCGTTTGTGACAGAGGATACCGTGAATGATAAGCCAGTACCTGAGTTACCCAAATACGTATTGCTTGCGCTTAATACATCGCCTACAGTGTAGAACTGACCGCCATTTTGAATCGTCACAGATGTGACTTGACCTGTGCCGCTAACAATAATATTAGCCGTTGCACTAGATCCAGAACCACCAGTTAATGGAACTTCATAATAAGCACCTGGCGCATAGGATGAACCTGGCGTTACTGTACCAATCGTAAATATCTCACCCTGCACAATGGTAGGTGGATAGTAGAAATAATGTAATTCTGTACTATAGTTTTGATCAGGAGTTGGTCCAACAATGAACGTTAAGTCATTGATATTGCTCAAAGAAGATCCAAATAATGCGTAATGCGTTGGCATCCCTGTCGTTGTAGGATTAGGAAACGCTTCACGAATATAGTTAACGTCTTTGTTCAACATATAGTTGTAGTTGCCAGACGAGTCAATTACAGCAACAGAATATGTAGCAAGCCAGTCAGTTGGCAATGTTAAATATTGGTTACTTGCCGTAAATGTACCAGTAACATTTTTACGCAAAACAGGGACATGGACAGAGTTAAAAATTCTGTCTTCTGCTTCTTGGACAAAACGTGGTATGTTAGCTACAAAAGTAGCTTCCGTAGACTCCATGTAGTCCTGAATTGCTTGCTGTAATTGAACGTAATTCATTACGCCATTGGGCCTCTAGCTTTAGTGCCTTTAGTAGCTGCACCGCAACCACGAATAGTGATGCCTTCAGTTTCTGTTTTCTCACCCTTAAAACCAATGCTTACATCCATTGCTGGAGATTCAGAATCAATTTCATCATATGAGTATTTGTTTGGATCTTTAGACCCACGTTTATTTTCTTCCATGTTCACTCCATGTGGCTTTGCATAATCTGATGCTGGTAGATTATTCTTAGCCATGATTATTTGCTTTGGTTTTTAGCACGGGCTAAGTTACGACCCATCTTCTTCATTGCTTCACCTGTTACAGATGATGCGCTTTTCTTACCTTTTGCACCGCTTTCAATTGCTACGGTTGGACCTGAATCACCAAGGTTTTTACCCTTAGTTTTACCTTTGGTATTAATACCACCTGCTGCTGTTCTGAAACCCATTTTAAACTCCTAAGTTGTTGTAATCGTTACTGTACCAATTAACACTACTGGTATCAAGTAATTTGGTGTTAATACTGTATCAAATGTGCTTGCACCACCTACTGGTGCCCAGCCCCATTGAATCTGTCTGCTACCATCCTGTGAGTATCCATAAACATCTGTATTAGTTACTGTAGAATCATAAGGATTTGTTTGTAAGCCGGTAGTGCCAGATACTTGATAGCTCACATCTGGGCGTGGTTCACGAACAGCCTGCGGATCAAATACAGGATACATACCTAATTGTAATTGTGGTTGATCCGGCTCCCAGCACTCTGGGCACACCTTAATGCTTACCATTTTGGTTTTAATAGTAAGCTTTTTAAGTTCTCTTAACTTATATCGCTGACCACATCTGTCACACTCAGCAATTGAATGTTTGCCACTAGCATATTTGGTAGCCATTAAACAAACCTACCTTTAGTCTTTCCTCTTTTTTCAATGCCATGACCACGGACTTTAGCTTCTTTTACTTTTCCGCCTTTTTTCTTAGCTTCAACATTTGTTTGTTGTTTTGCTAAATAATCATCCATGCCATCTTTTTTTGGCCTTCCATCAAACATAGCAGCATCAAGCACGTCATTATAAAGTTTAGCGCCTACTCTTTTTGCTGTTATTTTTGCTTTTTCTAATGTAGAAGGTTCTTCCCAATATGCTTGTCCTTCATATGTAGGCGTATTTGAACTATCCAATACTTTAATTGGTTCATGACCTGGCTGAGTTCTTTGATCAGCTACAGATTTTTTATAATCGTCTAATAATTTACCCATAATAATTACCTTGAATAGAACATATTTCTAGGCACAAAACGCAATGGTGCTTTTTCACGATCTTCTTGTGCAGCTAAATCATATTGCTGATCATAATCTGCTTTAAGCATTTGAATGCGATTAGGATCTGTGCCCTGCGCTTTTACAGAGATATAATAAGCAAGACCAGCAACCATAGCCGGAATAAAACGAAACGGAATATCATTGATAATAACCCCTGTACCTGCATCTTGAATTCTACGTAGTCTCCAATACACCAATGTATATTGATTTCCTGGTGAATTAGGTGAAGGCCATACGTTTACGTTAGGCAATTGTGGTACTGAAATAGCTGCGCCAGATGTATGTGATGCTGCAGTCGTGCCATTCTGTGCACGATAACAGTTTAATAACTGATTGCCTGTTTGGCTTACATTTGGATAGTAAATGGTTTCACTATCAATTGTGATGTAACCAGATGCCGCAATGTTAGAAGTATCGCTCAACGTAATTGTTGTATCCGTTGCAGAGATATTGCCTGACAATGTAGATGTTGTAGGATTTACATTGCCTGATTGACGATCAATCCATACTTGAATAGGACGGCCTTGGGCGAGTTTATTTGGTATGGTTGAATACGTATCCTCAGAGATGCGATTAATGTTGATGTCAACTTGATTCTGTAGCGTTCCCGTGCGGATTACTTGGCTTAATAAATCAATTGTATCTACTGGTAACGGATATTTTACTTGCCCAGTATTAAGTGGAATCTGACCTTCTTCAATCGTCCATAAGTTAATGCCACGATTAGCCCACTCAATAGTAAGCAAGTTAATGCTACGTCTAGCTGTTCTAAAGTCATAACCAGTACGAACCTCTAGGCCAGCACGTTCAAATGCCTCCTCAATGAGGTCATTCATGTTTAGATTAAATACGGAGGTGCCTGTGGTAACAGCCATTACTTATCCCAATTTATATTAATTCGTACAATGCCAAGGTCTATGATGATGTAATTAATGGTTTCATCTTCTGCAAATTCAAAACCAATCATAAAACCACTAATCAATTCAAATCCACAGTAGATGTTCATTATTTTAAACCTTTTAATGTTTCTGCTAGTCTAGCACGTTTGCCAAGTTTTCCAGGTGCTTTTGCTGCTTTAGCAAGCTTTTTAGCTGGAATCTTTTCGCCTTGCGGTACACCAAGCTCTTTATGCAATGAACCTGGCTTGCGGATTGCATCACCAATCCAATTTTTCTTACCTACTTTACCACCTTTTTTGTAGACCTCTACATCTTCAGGATGATCCTTGCGATGGATAATCTTTTTGCCTGGCATTTTGCTTGGGTTAATATCGCCCATTCCACGTGAAGCTCTCATGTTATATGGTTCCTGTTGTAGAAATTTGATTTGGTGGATTATTATTTGATGCGCTAATTGCACCTAAACCTGCAGTTGGTGTTGCTAATGTTGGTGATGAACTTGATTGGTTTTGATGCCATTGATCCCAATCATTATGATTCCAACCACCAAATCCATCTTGTGAATGCATCCAGTTCTGTTGACCATTAGTTGGTTGTGAATTTGTTTGCATTACATCCGGATTAAATTGGCCGGCTGTTTGACTATCTGTATCAGGAACTCTAGTAGCGCCATTACCAAAACCAAAGCCAGCAGTACCTGGACCCATGCCATAAGATGATGGCCCACCAAATGTTCCTTGAGGTGCATAAGGAGTTGTTATTTGGCTAGGATTCTGCGTATTAAAGTTATTGTTATATGCCATATGAAATGGCTGATATTGCTGTTGTTGTCCAGCTCCCATATTTTGCTGGCCATTAAAATTACCAGCACCATAACTTGGTTGTCTTATATATGGATTTCCATAAGGCTGAAAACCATATGGAGAGCCATAAGACTGTTGAGGAGTATATGGCTGTGCATATGACCCATAGGATGGCTGGTAAACATTGGACTGCTGTCCTGTGTATGGCATAAATGAACCATATTGTTGTGGGGAAGAATATTGTCCATTGTTGTTATTAGACAATCCAAAAATACTACTAATTAAACCTCCTAATTGAGTATTTCCAAACGGATTGAATGAGTTGCTATATGATGGCTGGTAGACATTAGATTGCGGTGCAGAATATGGAGCAAAGTTATAACCATTGTTATACCCTTGGTTATTATTGCTCAATGATACTGGAGCTGCTGATGAACCACCCATTTTATTTTTTACCTTTAGACATACCGCCACCGCACATGTTTTGAACATGCTCATGGAATGGTTTAAAGCCGGCTGCATGTGATTTCATATGGTCAGCATGGTGCTTAAATCCACCGCTATGCTTTTTAATTGCATCTTTAGCACTTGTGTGGCCATCAACTTTTTTAACAGTACCGCCACGTTTGTAGCCTTGATGCGTAATAGATGCTACTGCTTGCTCTTGTGGAGATAGATCAGAGAATCCTCTACGTGCAGGAGCTGGAGCCGGAGCTTGTGGTACTGGTTCTGGCATGGCATTAGATGCTGATAAACCACCGGCTGAAGGCGCAGTCTCTGTCATAGGTGCAGATGGACGATCAGGAGCAATAGGAGCAAAATTAGGTGCAATCATTTCATTACTAAAGTCTGTACGATCACCTCTAATAGCTTCATCTACAATCTTGCTTGCTTCTTTACGATCAGCTTTTGTTGGTGTGCTATCACGCCATGAATTAGCACCACGTGCATTGCCTTTTACACCAAAGTTCTTACCACCCATATCAGTAGATGGAATCTTAGTCCAATCATAAGGATCTTTAACATCATTATCCCAATAAGAAGATTTCTTATTTTTTGCCATGATTATTTCTTTCCGAACTCTTTAATATGGTCGTTATGAAGTTTGTGCCCACCAGCATGCTTTTTGTAGTGCTCAGAATGGTGTGTGCCACCAGCTGTTTTTTGAATATGCTCTACATGGCTAATCATGCCACCAGTTTTTTTACCAACAATACTTTTAGCTAAATTACCCAACATCTCCATAGTGCCAGGCTGAGACTTATCTGCATCCTGTTTAACTGCGGATTCATATTGAGACTTTTGCATTGCAAAGTCTTGTGGATTAGCTTGGCGCTTTT